AGTTGACGGGCCCGTGGCTGAAGGGCTACTCGGCGGTCAACATGAAAGAGTCCGCTGACCTGTTCGCAGCGGCCACCTACGCCGCAGCGAAACTCAACAACGCCAAGGCGTTCAAAGAATGGACGAATGGATACCGGTCGCTGCTGAACTATTGGAAAGCCCAAGCGGTGGCAACCCCAGGGTTCGTGATTCGTAACATCATGGGTGCGACGTGGATCAACTCTCAGATCCTGGGTGTCGAGATGGGGCAGCACACGAAGACTGTGGCGATGAAACGCCGAGCGATGATGGCGTCCATTGATGCCGCCAAAGACAAGAAGTACCTGAGCCACCTCGAGGATCTGAAAGTCCGCACGGGGAAGGTCATCGAACTGCCGGTAGCGGGGCAGCTCTCAAGCGGCACCCAGTACCTGGCGTGGTTGACGCGCACCACCGGCAAGCCGATCAGGCTGGCGGGGCTGCGGGGCTTGTTCCGCACGGCAACTGATCGGGACTGGCGGGTCTTCGACGAGATCGTCAAATCGAACATCGCCGCTGGGGGTCAGGCTGCGACGGAGGTCGTGGAGAAGGCCGGTCTGGCAGCCACAGGTTCGTGGAATCCGTTCCGAGCGCACTTCTGGCCGTTCAGGGCGGTGAGGTCAGCGAATACGGACGCCGAGTTCATGGTGCGTGGAACAGCAGCACGTCACGTCATGGAGGGTGGGGGCACTCTCGACGAGGCGTGGGCCGCTGTTCGCAAATACCACTTCGACTATTCGGAACTCACACCAACCGAAGCGAAGATCAAACTGATAATCCCCTTCTGGAAATGGCAGAAGAACATTCTGCCGGTGCTGGTCGAGTCGGTTGGGACACGGCCCGCTGCGTGGTCGAAGCTGCGGCAGATCAAAGGCGAACTGGAATACGCCAGCGAAGCCGAAGGGGTCGTGCCTGATTATTTCATGGAGAACCTGGGTATCCGTTTGCCGTGGAGGATGGACGGGTCGCAGCTCTACATGCTGCCTGACATGCCGTTCAAAGACTTGAACCGTTGGATGAAACCAGGGGAGCGGGACATCACAGGGTTCCCGCCGTTCGACATAGCGACCAGGATCTTCGCCGAAGCAGCATTCCCCTACGCCAAACTACCCATCGAGCTGTGGGCCGGCAAACAGTGGTTTGCCGACCTGCCGTTGAAGGGTCGCTTTCAGAACGTGCCGCCGTCGTATGCGAACATTCCTGGGTTGATGCCGATCCTCGACATGTTGGGGAAAGCGGAGAAGAACCGCAAGGGCGAATGGAAGATGACCGACACCGACCTGTACGTCTTGGATCAGATGATGCCGTTCATGGGCCGGCTGCGCCGGCTCATCCCAGGGGAAGAGAAGTACGAGAAGCGTTGGATGACGACGTTCCTGTCGACCATGTTCGGTGGCGGCCTGCGGGCCAACACGCCTGAGGAGAAACGCAACCAGTTGCTCCGCATGCAGCGTGATCTGAACGATGAGATGAAACGCATGATCGATATCGAGGTCCGTGAGGTTTAGACTCGCTGGGACGAAAGCGGGTTAGATTGATGAACTTCATCTCACGCACCGATTGGCATGCCAGACCTCCGAAGCGGGCGTTCACACAGTTGCGTCCCTCTCGGGTCGTGGGAATAGTCGTTCATCACTCTGGCGTCGCGAACCCGCCTGATGGTGTGAACGCAGTCCGAGCCTACGAGCGATACCACATCGACACTCGGGGTTGGAATGCGATTGCCTACAACTGGCTCGTTGACGAACGCGGAGTGATCTACGAGGGGCGCGGCCCAGGGATCGTTTCTGGCGCCACCAAGCATTACAACTTTAAAACAGAAAGCATCTGTTACACAGGCTACGGGGGCACGAAGCTCCCTGAGGTCGCCCTTGTAAGTATCGCTGAGGTTATCGAAGACGTTCAGGCCCGCTACGGGGGGAGGCTGTGGTTGAAAGGGCATCAGGATCTGGCTGCGACCACCTGCCCAGGGTCGGAGCTGTACGCATGGTTGAAGAACGGGTGTGTCCTCTACCAGGGCAACCCGTCGACCATTGATTTCGAGGGGATCGCACGATACCTGCGCGATCTGGGTGCGGGCTTGGACAACGTCCCGCTGTCGAGGTTTCGCCGCTCGAGGGGCCAGTTGGTGCAGTTGGCGCAGGGCCGGCTGAAGGATCGCGGGCATGACCCTGGTGGCATCGACGGGGTGTTCGGGCCTAGAACGAAGGGCGCTGTGAAGAGTTTTCAGCGGTCTTTGGGGTTTCTGCGCCCCGACGGGGTTGTTGACCGTTCAACGTGGGACGCTTTGTTCTTGTTGTAGGAGGTACTTTCATATGCCCAAGACCACTGGTTACGGCACGTTCGAGGAAACGTTCGGGTCGCAGAACGAGCAGCTCTACGATTCGACTTCTTCGTTCAACATGTGGGACATGTCGCAGATGGCGAAGAAAGCCGCGTCGTACCTGCGTAAAACCAAGCTCGGCAACGCCGCCCATGGCGGCCGGCCGTTCGGAAAGTAGGCGCCATGCACCGTGACGGCAAGACTCCGAAGCTGGTAAAGGCCGGCCGTGTGCTGGTCGACAGCATCAAGCGCGGCAGTTTCTCGCTGCCGCCTGGGCAGTCGCGTGAAGCGGCCCGTAGGGCCCTGCGGGACTGACAGTGGGCAGAAAGCGCCCGAAGCCCCGCTACTAGCCGTGCCTCTCAGACGAGGATCTAACCGTGCGACGGTGTCGCACAACATCGGCAAGCTGATCGGCGAGGGCTATCCGAAAGATCAAGCAGCGGCCATCGCCTATTCGAAGGCTGGCCGCGGAAAGAAGGGTAAGAAGTGACTACTTCATCTAAGTTTTCGTGGGGGTCGTGGGGCGAGAGGGCAGCGTGGACAGCCGTTCAGGCTTTCGCTGCCGTCATCGTCATCGGCCAAAGCTCCACTGTTCGCACCGCGCTCATCGCTGCCGCGGCGGCTCTACTGTCGGCGGTGAAGACGCTGGCTAAGGAACGCCTCGGGTCGTGAGTGAGGAGGCCGCGTTCGACTACGAGTCGGCGTGGTCTGCGTGGTTCGCGAGCCCAGTCAGGGCGGAACTCCAGGCGGGTATCGCCGAGGAGTTAGACCGCACTAGCGGCATCTTCGACGTTCAGGACGGCACTCACGCCAAGTGGAACGGCGACCGGCTCGGCGTGTTGACAGTGTTCAACACTGATGAACTCATCGCGTTGATGTGCGCCTGGGAGGAAGCGGAGAGCGGCAACTGGTTGGCTCAGAAAGAGGTGCTGATCTGGTTGGAGAAGTGGATGCAGTTCATCACTTGCTGTGTTGAGGCGGGTCCGTCCGACTCAAACTAGCGTCGCACACCTCGGCGAGGTTCCGTAGGGCCTCGGTCGCTTCGGTGAATCGGCAGTGACCCCAGGTGTGGAACATTGATTTGCGGAGGAGTCTCCATTCCAGGTCTCTGAACGCCTTGTTCAGATCAGCGGTCGTTTCGTCGAGCTGATCGGGGGACGGTTCAAAGCGTCTGGTCGTAGTGGTCACGGAACCGTTCTCTCACGACGGGGTTTTCGAGGAGTTGTTCTTGGAGGTCGGCGACGATTCGGTCTCGTCTTCGGGCCAGAGTAGTTTTAGGGACGCCCACAACGCGGCCAACGAAACGCAAAGAAAGCCTAACGACAATAAGCATGTCGAAAATCCAGCGGTCATCTTCCTCCAGGTTGTCGAGGGCGTCAGCGAGTGCTTCCCGCAACGCGATTTGTTCCAGTACGGACTCTTCGGGGTCTTCGGCAGGGGGGCAAGACATGAGTGCTTCAATCGGCGAAAACGCTCGGTGGAACGCCGAAGTGTGTCGCCGACGGCCGCTTCCGTCTGGGAGCAGCGGGTCGTAGGGGGATTCTTTCCGCCGGCCATCACTCACTGTTCCCATTGCTCCAAGAGAAGAGGGACGGCTTGAAGCCGTAGTACGCCTTACCCTCTCGGAACGTCCCGAAGGACGCTTCTCCCTTGTCAAGCAACTTGGTGATCGTCTTCAACGGTATGAACGCATGCTGTTGTTTCGGTGTTGACCAGATCCACAACCAGACGGGCATGTGCCCGTCCCACATGGTCAACGCTGAGAGCTTCTCCTGTTTGAGTTTGAGGCCGTTTTTGCCGCAGCCCATCACCTCGA